CCAGCTATTCAGGTGACACAGTAGATACCATGTCAGCAGAATTTTGCGTCAACATCAACGGCCTAACTCCTAGTGCTGATGTATGGTTCGACGACGCTACCTACAAAGACGTCACCGGCATCGCCAGCTTGACTCCACAAGAAGACAACAAGATACAGAAATATCTAGCCGCTACCAAAGCTACCATGGACAAGATTGGTCAGCAACGTTTTGACATCATCATGCATGATCGTGAATTCCACAAGATGATCAAACCTTTTGTTAATAAAATGGTCAGAGGTGGATCACAGATATCTGATCCTACAGCATTCATCAAAGATTTCCTAGCACACTACAATCAAGAAATGATGAAAGATGTAGAAGATCCTACCAGCAGAAAAGCACAGAATCGTGTGGCCAAGATCTCAGCACAAGAACAATGGATAGCAGACAATACCAACAATCTATTGGGTGTGTTGGCTACCTACAAACGTGTTATCGAGCTAAAGAACATGCTGTTGGCCAAGCTACGCCAAGTAGAAAGCATCAGGACATTCCAAAAAACAGCCGACGGCTACAAAGTTACTGCTCCAGAAGGATTCGTCGCTATTGGCCACGATGGTGGTGCTGTTAAACTAGTAGATCGCCTAGAGTTTAGCCGTATCAACTTCGCCGGCAGCCATTAATACACCCACTTAAATTTTTGTAGATTGACTAAATAATAGTATGCACTTGGGTAATACCAAGAGCACATACTTAGGAGAAATATAAAATGGCATATACAACCATTCAACGTGTTGACGGTTTCGCTCAACCAACAGACGGTTTAAACGGTAACTTAACAATTACTGGTCGTACCTTAACACACTACACAGTAGTAGGTGCAGCTCAACTTACACCAGGCTGGACAGGTAGTTTAACAACTGGTAACATTGGCTACAACCCATACCAACCTTACAGCTCATTCAGTAACGTTGTTAACGCAATTGAATATGTTGGTTCTATCGAGTTATTAGGTGACCCAACAACAAACAACGCACAATTCCGCGTTGCTATTTCAGGCGCAGCTCCAAGTGCTTCAACTGGTGCTACATCATTACAAGCATACTGTAATGCTTATGTAACATACGGTTCAGGCGTAGCTGGTACACAAGTATTAGCATTTACATACTAAGCAATTAGTAGTAACTGTAAGAAATATAGAAAAGGCAGATTTATTCTGCCTTTTTTATTGACCATAAATACCTAGTGAACGATCAACAATACATCTATCAAGGCTACACACTAGTAGACATAACTCCGACAGGACAAACAACATATTTGCCTGAGTATGAGCTTGAGCGTAATCAACAACGGAACTGGGAAACCGTTCAACAGGTCCTTAGTCTACGCACACAGCACGTGATACTAGAAACAGCTATCATGACCAAAGACATTACCTATTTCAAAAATAATTTTGGTATCAGTTACCAAGGTCAACATCGTGTATGGTGCTGGAAATTTAGCGTAAGCTATGCAAATGTTTACAAGGACCAATTTGATTATTTTAGCCTGCTAAAAAACGACTTCAAAATAACTCCCATCATATTAGGACTAACAGAAACTGCTCGTCCAGAGCATGCAATATTTTATACCAGCGGTCCTTTTAAAAACATATACTTTATACCTATAGAGGCCCGCTAAATATATTAGATGCTACAGGCATTCATTAAGGCACATATTAAGGCATAACATCAAGGCTCAGACAATAAGCATCGCTTACACAGGAAGGCGAGATGTCGACACCATCAGAAATTGAGAAACAGAGTCTAGAAGCCCACGTTGAAATATGTGCCGTAAGGTATAGCAACTTGGAAACTAAACTTAATAATTTAGAACATCGTATGGACAAACTTGAAGGCTACCTAGTTGGCATCAAGGAAAGTCTGGACGAGAAACTCGAAGGTCGCGGCAAGCAAAGCGTCAGCATAATCGTCACCATCCTCAGCGTCACACTCACAGCACTGTTAGGTATTTTAGGTCATATGCTGTTCAAGTAACATAAATAGTTACATGAAGATCGTTGAATTAACCAATCACATATTACTGCCCATTACCAACGAAGAGCAAGAATTGCTTGAACGTTTTGTTGGTGATACTCTTATTGCAAAAAGCCATCTCGATGAACGCGAGCAGATCATAGCCAATCACTTAACAGCTCGTGATGTCCTACATAGAACCAATGAAGCCGGTAAAATCTACTACAAAAAACGAATCAAGTAGTTTTGACGTCGAGAAAATACGCAGATTCACACAATCTGAACTAGCTCGTATCGCCGATGAAACTACGGAACTGCCTTTCTGTTATCAGCTGGGATCTGATGTTCTAGTGGGTCACTATAAAGTCGTCAAGATCAATGACGACTGCTGGCGTGTAACCAAAGACAATGATCAACTATTTGACTTTTTTAATCGTAAAGATGCTATCTATTACTGTATAGCCATGCACAAAGAAAAAACACAGCTGGCCGCAGACATACGTGAATGTGATAGGATGCTGAATAAATTGGAATTTGATGCAGCCTTGTACCGACAAAGATACAAAAAAGCCCTGAGCAACCAGGATCTAGACACAGCAGATTATTACTCATCACGCTATCTAGAAACCATGCAACGCATTGAAACGACTAAAAAAGAAATTAAGAAAAACTTAGATCTGGCTAAATATATTAAAGTCTAAATAGGAATCAGACCATGAAACTATCAGAAATGGCAGTTAAATCAGCCAAGAAATACAACAAATTAATGGAAAGCCGTTTTGGTTTTGCCATTGATTTCAACAGCTTAACTGTTGCTAAAGCAGAAAGCCTAAGCGAAACAATCTCAGCTAACCTAAACAAGATCCGCCACAGCGTGGATCTACACACAGCAGAACGTAATCCACGTTATATGGAGTTATTAGCTGTGCAAGAAAGCATCAACACTTGGTTAGATGAACGTCGCCAACAGTTAGTTGAAGGCGAAGTTGGCAATGCTGAAGTTATTCTAGCCGCAAGAAACATGGTCCAAGCAGTGCAAGATGCCATCGAAAAAGTTGGCAAAATGCAAAACGAACAACTACCAGAATTGCTAGATTCAATCCGTGATCAAATCGGCAGTGAACAAGCAGATGGTTTCAAAAACGCAGTAGGTGAAACATTAACTACATTAATGACTAACTTACAACAAGCACGTGAAGGTGTAGACGGTGGTGTGCGTATCTTAACAGGTGAACAAGTTGACAACCCAATGGCAATGCCTGATCAAGCACCAGCTGAATTACCTCCAGCACCAAGCGATTTAGATCAAGACGAAACAGATGGTTTCGCAGCCAGTGACGCCGCAGTAGGCGGAGCCGAGCAACTAGGCCGCGAACAACGCTAATCGTGCGCTTACGTGAATTTGCACATGGCCCAACAAATACTCCAGAGTCGAATTTAACAACGGCTCTGGAGCTTATCCGTAACCGCTACAAAGATAAACAAACTCCTCCAAAGATTTCAACACAAAGTCTTATTAATTTAGTGTTAAACACAGACAAGACTTTTAACTATGATGCGCTGGTAGCGGCTAACGAAACCAACCCAGCACTTAAAAACATAATCAAAACTTTTAATAAAGACTATATTGAATTATATCCAGTCGGCGAACCTGCCGAACCTGAACAAACCAACCAAGAACCAGACGAAGATGTAGTGGCCAACATGGCCAATGCCGCAGCCAAAAAAGACGGCGCCGCCGGATTTTAATCAAAACACTTGACACAACACAATAAATACTTTAGTATTTTACTATACTATTGGAGATTTATATGGCTTATTCAGCTCAAGTTCTAGACCATTACGAAAATCCTCGTAATGTGGGCAGTTTGGATAAGAACAGTTCAGACGTAGGAACAGGTATGGTTGGTGCACCAGCCTGCGGTGATGTAATGAAGTTACAAATCGAAGTCCATGAAGGGATCATAACAGATGCAAAATTCAAAACCTATGGCTGTGGCTCAGCGATTGCTAGCTCGTCTCTTGTTACAGAAATGCTCAAAGGCAGAACGCTCAAGGAAGCTGGTGAGATTAAGAACTCAGCGATCGCCGAAGAACTCGCACTACCGCCCGTTAAGATACACTGTTCAGTGCTTGCTGAGGATGCAATCAAATCAGCTATAGAAGATTATAAGAAGAAAAATGAAACGCAATCCTATTGAAAGTCCCTGTGTAGGAGTTTGTCAATTTATAGGCGGTAAATGCCGTGCCTGTTTGCGGACGCAAGAAGAAGCGTTTAATTGGTATGAAATGTCCGAAGACGAAAGAAACCAAGTCTGGGAACGTGTTATAAAACAAAATAAAAAACCATGATCACACTGACAGAAAACGCCGCTAGAAAGATGCAGGACGCACTATACAATCGCAAGAAAGGCATAGGCATGCGTATTGGTGTGCGCACCAGCGGCTGTAGTGGATTCGCTTATCTATTAGAATTTGCTGATAAAACATTTGAAGGTGATCTTGAAATAGAAGATCGTGGAGTTACATTAGTAATCAATAAAAAAGATCTAGTATATCTACAAGGTATGGAAATTGATTATGCTAAACAAGGCCTTAACGAGGGCTTTGAGTTCAAAAACCCCAACGAGAAAGCACGTTGCGGCTGTGGTGAATCATTTACTGTTTGACATCTGTTGAACAAGCATATATACTAATAAGATGCTTATACAAAAATACGACTATACCCCCATCTCTCGTGACACCGTTGAAGGAAAAAGACTGTATACACTACCAGACGGCAGCAGAGTCCCCAGTGTTACAACTATCCTAGATCGAACCAAACCACAAGAAAAGCGTGATGCGCTGGAAAATTGGAAGAAACGTGTAGGTCCACAGGCCGCACAACAGATCACTACAGAAGCAGCCAGCCGCGGCACACGCATGCACAAATGGTTAGAAGACTATGTGCGTAATGACCGTCAGATGGGAGAGCCTGGTACTAACCCCAACAGCCAACAGAGCCATAAAATGGCACAGCAGATCGTAGAACACGGACTAAAACACGTGGATGAAATATGGGGTATAGAAGTGCCACTATACGTTCCGGGACTGTATGCAGGCACTACTGATGCTTGTGGCTTATATCAAGGCCAACCCTCGATAATCGACTACAAACAGACTAATAAACCCAAGAAAACCGAGTGGATCGAAGACTATTTCCTTCAATTATGCGCCTATGCCGCCGCTCATAACGAAGTCCATGGTACTGATATCAAACAGGGTGTTATCCTAATGTGCAGCCAAGATTTCCAATTCCAAACATGGACAGTATCAGGAAACGAATGGACCATATGGATGGATCGCTGGTTTGACAGAGTTGAGCAGTATTATAAGTTAGCATAAATACTAGATAACGAATTAAGGTACTGACATGGCTGTAATACAAATTTCCAAAATACAAGTCCGTAGCGGATTAAATGAAAATCTACCACAGTTAGACACTGGCGAATTAGGTTGGTCAGTCGACACGCGACAACTGTATGTTGGTAATGGTACCGCAGGCGAAGGCTCACCTGAGCCAGGTGGTGTCACAGAAGTTTTAACTATCTATAGCCCAATTGGCGCTGCATTATCAAACGTTTACATACTTGAAGAAGAAATCGCTGCCGTACAGGCCAATGTAGCTAATTTACAAAATACCAGCACTGGTACAGTATCTTATATCACACTCAGTGATGCGGCAACCAATGCCAATGCTAACTTAACCTTGAGTAATTCAGACACACATACCATCGATTACAATATCATCCGTGGTACCGCGGTGCGTGTTGGTAGTATTAAAGTAGCACAGTTATTTGGTAATGTCTTTTACGAAGATGACTACAGTGAAAACACCAGCACCGGAGTTACCTTAGGATTCTACTGTAACGTCAATGTAGCAACGCTGACCTATACAACAACTAGCACTGGTACACCTGCTACCTTTGGCTACTACCTGAAATCATACGTAAACTAACATGTGGCAAAATTTTTGGAATCTGCGGGTTAATGATAGACTGGCGCAGTGGAAGGACTTCCGCCGCACCTTAGACAGTTTACCAATTGATAAAGCGGTAGTAGAATTAAACCAATTTTGGAGCACGGCTCCGTGGGTCAACTATAATTTGGCTCCGGATAATACAGTAGATTGGCCTGATCCCTGGGCATTATTGGCTGAAAATTATTGGTGCGACGTTGCAAAAGCCTTAGGTATCGTGTATACTATATACTTTACCAGTCATAAGAATTTAGAACCAGAAATAAGAGTATATTATGACCCAGAAAG